TTAAGCCTAAACTATGGGGGTGTACCCTCGCAATGGCTAGACCTATCCACGCAAAAGATGTGGGGCTATCATTGGCAAAACTTGTCGAGCATTACAAGTTAGGTAAGAAAGATCAATCGGCGTTGGTTGCCACAAAAGGTAAACGGCTTGCGGACTTTACTGACGACGAAGTTGCAGAGATGCGGCATTACAATATCGCCGACGTTGATCAGTGTCACGAGTTACTGAGACGACTCATCAGGCAGACACGCAAAGATGAAGTCAGATTGATCGACATGACAATACGTATGTTAATCGAGCCTCAATTTGATATTAACATGGATTTACTCACTAACACGTTAGCAGATGAGAGTGCTAGAAAGCAGGCACTTTTAATAGAGGCGTCCGAAGTAATGGGGGTACGAACTCCCGAAATGACAGACGAAGAAGCATCACAAGAAAGCTTGACAGTGTTATCTTCCGCGAATAAATTTGCGGTGTTCTTGGAGACCTTGGGGGTTGACGTTCCTACTAAAGTCTCCCCGACTACTGGTAGGGAGATCCCTGCTCTTGCTAAGACGGATGAAGACTTTCTTGCTCTCCAAGGACACCAGAACGCGCTCGTCGCTACAGCTGCTGCCGCACGTCTCGACGCGAAGTCTACTATCCTACAAACACGTATTCAGGCATTCATGGACGCGACTAACGCACATCCTGATAAAAAAGTACCAATACCACTCAAATACTATGGGGCAGATACAACTGGTCGATGGTCGGGTTGGGGATATAATCCACAGAATTTACCACGTGTTAATCCTTATGAACCGAAGCCGTCAGACGCGCTACGGTCGTCGTTGACTGCGCCCCCGGGGCACAAGATCGTCGTCGCTGACCTGAGCGGCATCGAGCTACGCGTCAACCATTTCTTATGGCGAGTACCTTCAAGCATGAAGATGTACCAAGATGATCCTGAGAAAGCTGATTTGTATAGAGATTTTGCAAGTAAGTTATATGAGATACCTCCAGATCAGGTATCAAAAACGCAAAGACAAGTTGGTAAGGTAGCCCACTTAGGACTAGGCTTTGGGGCAGGGCATGTCACATTCCAGAAAGTTGCCAAACTTATGGGTGGGGTGGACATCACCGAAGATGAAAGCAGAGATATTGTCGACAGATGGCGGTATGAGTACAATGAAATTTGTACTGGTTGGCGTACGTGCCACAAAGCACTACCTACAATCATACGAGGTGCAGAAGGCGCATCCGTTGATCCTTGGGGATTTATAACCCCCGTAGAAGGAGGTTTAAAGACGCCTAAAGGTATGATACGATACCCAGACTTACGTATAGAGTACGATGATGAAACAAACCAACAAGAATTTTGGTACGGCAATGGTCGTAATCGTGCGAGAATTTACGCTGGGAAGATCGACGAGAACATCGTTCAGCATCTTGCCCGATGTGTAATTGCCGACAACGCACTAACTGTACAACGTGATATGGGTTTAAATCCTGCACTTATGGTACATGATGAGCTCGTTTACGTCGTCGACGAGCATGCAGCCCAGGGAGTACTAGACGACGTGCAAAAAATTATGCGAACCCCTCCTGATTGGTGGCCTGAGTTAGTCACGTGGAGTGAAGGGGATATTGCAGATAACTATGGTGATGCAAAATAGGAGGTATAATGCCATGAGTATGAAAGATATAGAAGAACAATTCAAACTAAAACCAATAGCAAGAGATAAATCGACTGTCGGTAAACGTCAGCAGAGTATACGCGTCAAACAAGCGCGGAAAAGCAACGACGGAAAGTATAAACTTATTAAAAAAGGCATCCTATCAAAGCATGGTAGTTTGTGGTAATTATAAAATAAACTTGCCAAAAACCTTGAAATATGTTTACATGTGTGCATATAGATGTACTCAAGTGTAAATACATTAACGAGGTAATACTGTGGAATTAACTAACCCTTGGAGCTATTCAGCCCTAACCGCGTATGAAACTTGCCCTAAGAGATATCAACTTACAAGGGTGACTAAGCAAGTTATCGAATCTCAAACCGAAGCTACAAGGTGGGGGAACGAAGTACATAAAGCATTAGAGTTATTCGCCAAAGGTCAAAAGCCTTTACCCTCATCAATGGCAGAGTATGGTAGATATGTACGCAAAATACAAAAGCTTGAAGGCAAGCGCGTCGTAGAGGAGCGAGTAGCACTTACTAAAGATTTTAGGCAGACTACATGGATGGCTAAAGATGTATGGGTACGAGGTATAATTGATATAGGGGTTATTGGTTCAGATACTGCGTATTTACTTGATTGGAAAACGGGTAAACACCGACCCGATAACGACCAGTTAAAGTTATTCGCGGCTTTGGCGTTTGCTATGTATCCGTGGGTATCTAAAGTTGTAACGGGATTTGTGTGGTTAAAAGTCCATAAGTTCGACAAAGAAAAGTTCACTCGAGATCAGCTTACAGATATATGGAACGAGTTCCTACCTCGTCTGTCTAGGCTTGCGCATTCTTACAACGACGATAAATGGCTACCTAAACCATCAGGGCTTTGTAAAAATTGGTGCCCAGTAGGTCGCTCTTTATGTGAATTTTGTGGGGTATAGTTATGGCAACCACCCCCGAAGGAAAAGTTAAAAAGAAAGTTAAAGAATATCTCAAGTCTATAGGTGCGTGGTATTATATGCCAGTATCTAATGGCATGGGCAGATCAGGGTGTCCTGATATACTTGTGTGTTTTAATGGTCAATTTATGGCGTTTGAGACGAAAGCCCCCGGCAAGATCAACAACGTCACACCAAACCAACAACGCGAGATTGACGAGATTATACGTGCTAATGGATTAGCATATGTGGTAGACTCAGTAGACCAAGTTAAATCAATTATTAAAGGAGTAACCCATGAGATGTACTAGATGCGGTTGTGAAGGACACACTATCTTTGTTCATGGACACGAACAATGTTCACAATGTCATTCTGTAATTGAGGATTGTTGTCAGGGAATCACGGTTCAAGAGACCTCCAAAGATAACTACTACGTTACAAGACAAACATGTAAGTACGACGTAAATCGAGGTGCGAAATGACTAAATCATCTAAAACAGAACTTGCTACTAAAGCTAAATATAATAAAAGACCAAGCGTTCAGAAGAAACGCGTCGTCAACAACAAAGCGCGGCGGCAAGCACTACGCGACGGACGAGCTACTAAAGGGGATGGCACGCACGTTCATCATAAAGTACCACTCGACAAGGGGGGAAGTACTGCAAAATCAAATACAAAAATTGTAAAAGCAAAGGTAAATAAAGGTTGGCGTAAGACCCACCCATCTATGTACACTAAGAAAGGTTAAAAATGTTAGTATGGCAGGATAAGCAGGCGTTAATACTAAAGACTAAAAACCCAGAAAAAATTCTAAATATCGTACCAAGTGCTAGACAAATTAGTGTCAAAGGCAAGTCTCTTATCGCTGTTCCACATAAAACACGTGAGACAGTTGCATTACGCAATTTGGGGTTTAACGCCCCTGCCCCAATACGTACCTATTATAACTGGTCTGGGCAGTATACTCCTTTCCAAGCGCAGAAGGAAGCGGCGGCATTTTTATCGACGCAGAAACGTGCATTTAATTTAAGTGAACTTGGTACTGGTAAATCATTAGCGTCATTATGGGCGTATGATTACCTAAAGAGTGTAGGACAACTGAATAAAGCGTTAGTTATTTCTCCGTTGTCGACGCTCGAACGTACCTGGGCTGACGAACTGTTCAACCATTTTCCGCATTTAACATTTGGGGTGTTGCATGGCACTCGACAGAAGCGACTACAATTATTAGAACAAGACTATGACGTATATATTATTAACCACGATGGCGTAAATATAATTGAGCCACATATCAAAAATAGAAAAGATATAGACTTAGTCATCGTCGACGAAGTAGCTCAGTGTGCTCGCAACGCAGGCACGACAAAGTGGAAAGCCATTAATACTGTAGTCAATCGTCACGCAGAGCCTCGTGCGTGCTGGGCTATGACGGGAACGCCGACACCAAATGCACCAACAGATGCATGGGCGCAGTGTAGGTTAGTTTCTCCGCAGAATGTACCACCCTATTTTGGTCGGTTTAAAGCCCAAGTTATGAAACAGTTAACACAGTTTCAGTGGATACCAAAACCTGAAGCAACAGATATTGTGCGTAACGTCATGCAACCTGCGGTGCGGTTTACGCGCGACGAATGTTTAGACTTACCGCCTGTTATGTTTGAGACACGTACTGTTAAGTTAACTAATGAACAGAATAAAGCCTACAAAGATATGGTTACGAAACTACGTACCGAAGCTGAAGAAGGGGAAATAACTGCCGTTAACGAAGCAGTTAAGATGGGTAAATTAGTACAAATAGCTTGTGGCGTCGTTTACGCCAATGACGGCACTGAAGTGGCACTACCGACTGCACCACGTATCGAAGAAACCAAATCTATAATTGAATCTGCCGAAGGTAAGGTTATCGTCTTTGTACCTTACGTGTCCTCAGTCCACATGTTAGCGACGGAACTTAGTAAAGACTTTAGTGTAGAAGTGATTCATGGGGGAGTAAAAAAGACTGAGCGTGACCGTATATTTAAAGCGTTTCAATCTGCAAATGATCCTAAAGTTTTAGTCGCTCAACCTGCGGCTATGTCTCACGGACTTACATTAACTGCCGCGAGTACAATAATATGGTACAGTTGTGTAACAAGTAACGAAGTATTTGAGCAAGCCAATGGTCGTATTAATCGGCCGGGGCAGAAAATGAACAACTTTATTATCATGTTAGAGGGTTCACCAGTTGAACACCGCATCTACAGCCGCCTGCAGAAGAAGCAACGACTGCAAGGTGCATTATTGGATGAAGTAAAAGCACATCGTGAACGTCTAATAGCTTGACCAATAGCTAAAATACGTTTATGTGTTAACATGTAAACACATATCATTTAAAATAGGTGAACTTATGATTCTCTTAGACACAACACAGCTATCAGAAAAACTAGGGCTCTCAAAAGGAGCTTTGCACCAACTACGAAGACGAGAGGCTAGTTTCCCACCTCCCATCAAGGTCTCTCAGAAAATTCTACGATGGGATGAAAACGACATCAATAAATGGTTAACCACAAAAAAGAAGGAGAGTAAAAATGCAGGCGAAGGAGAAGTTGAAGGTGCCAGATCTTGACGACGCGTCGCTATTAAAGATCTTTATAGGATTACGCGACAGACGTGCACAAAGAAAAGCATCATACGAGGCTGATGACGCAACTGATAGGGAGAAACAGAATGGTATTGAAGTAGAGTTTCTACGTCGGTTTAACGAACGTGGTATAGATAACGTATCCTCACGTGAACATGGTACTGCGTATAGGTCTACAAGATCGTCAGTAACAGTAGATGATTGGGAGATTTTTCTTGGTCACGTTGTTAAGAACGAAGCATGGGAACTACTTGAGCATCGAGCAAATAAAAAGTCTGCTCAAGAATACGCTGAAGTACACGGCGAAATAGTTCCTGGGACTAAATACAGCGAAACTCAAGTTGTTAACTTTAGGCGTAAATGATGTTTGACCCTGCGGAACTCCCCATTGAAGCAATTATAGTAAAGGCTTTCGATAACATGAGAACCTATTACTCAGATAATGAAAAGATTATCTGTGCTTCAGCTGATGGTAACACACCATCAGAAAAGAGTTTTGCTCCACAATCAAAACAATGCGCCGCATGCCCTCAAAATTCATGGGGGTCAAGAATTACACCTAACGGAAAACGTGCAAAGGCTTGTACCGAATATGCTACTCTTAGGATATTAGTACTCGATGATCCGCACTATACTCTGTTACGTGTACCATCGACTTCTCTACGTTCGTTTCGTGATTATGAGAAGTCACTTTCGAGCAGAGGTTACGGTCTTCAAGGTGTTGTAACGTATATAAGTATACAACCCAAAGATAACTTTGACCTAATTACATTTAAGGTTGTTCGTTTTTTACGAGACGACGAACTTAAATCAATAAATCTATCTGCACACGCTCGACCGATATTCGAGAAAACAGATGGGTACGTTCATTAAAACTTAAAAAGGAGACTACTATGGTTGATAAACCTGCCAATATAATTGTCACTGGAGCTACTGCGCTCTACCCTCGACTAAATCAAACTTATAAGTTTGTTAAAAACGGAGATAGGCAAGAGCGTGTTGCCTGCCCTCCTACCGACGATGGTGCGGAATACACCTTAAACCTTGTTCTTACTAAAGCGCAAGCTGTGCCTCTCTATAAGGCTATGAAAACAGCTTACACTAAAGGTAAGAAAGACAACTGGCCTGAATTTCCTTCTGCGGAAGAAACTTTTGAAGTCAATGATAACGGTGAATATATCGCCCGAACTAAGCTTAAAGGGGCGTTTAACAATGAGCCTACATCTATTGCGCAGTTCGATGCGAGTAACAACGAGTTGCCGAAGGACTTCATGTTAACAACGGGTTCTAAGATAAATGTTTTAGTTACTTTTGTTGTGTACGATCCTTCTCGTTTGGATGGTTCAGGTGTGTCGCTTAGATTACGCCAAGTGCAAGTTATCGAGTTAGCAGAATTGAAAAAGAGATCTGCCTTTGACGCCGTTGAAGGTGGGTTTAATTCTCAGTCTGATGGATTCGCAACTGGTTTCGAAGCGCCTGCTGACGACGCCGCGAAAGCGCCTGAAGGCCCAGGTTTTGACGGCAACTACGAAGAGGATGCCTCAGAAGGAAAAAAGTCTAAGCCAGCGGATAAGGCAAAACCGAAAGCGGATACAAAAAATGTTGAAGACTTTAATGACATCGATGATGCATTGGACAATTTGGACTTTGATGACGCTTAGTCACTCGCAAGATAGGTAGCCGGAGCAACTTCGGCTACCGCACTATTAACACATAACACATATGGAGGTGTATTATGGAGACCCTAGAGTTCTTCGAATGGCTACTGCCATCGAACGGGAACATTGTGCTAGGCGTTCCAGAAACAAGCGATAATGGCAGAAGTTGGTGGAAAAATAGGAAGTTTACAACAGTAGCAGAAGCTGCATCTGAAGCTGTAAAACTTGACGCAACTAACTAAGTATACGTTGCTATAAATTCGTTTAACGACTGGTACAAAGACAGCAATGATAAGTTTAGGATACGTACACAAGATAACGTCGCGTGGTGCCGGGCCCTGTACGACGACTACGACGTAGACCCTAAC